GATTGCATCATCCTCAGTCAAACCACCGCCTGCCTCATCGCCATTGAGCAATCGCTCAATCTCATCATCACCAAAACCGAGCAAGTCAAGATCAAAGTCCGCGCCTTGAAGCTCTTGCAATTCGAGCTTGAGCAGTTCCTCATCCCAACCCGAGTTCAGCGCAATACGGTTGTCGGCCAGGATGTAGGCCTTCTTCTGTTCGGGGCTCAGATGTCCCAACTCAATGACAGGCACTTCTGTGAGCTCAAGCTTTCGAGCTGCAGCCAAACGACCGTGGCCAGCGATCACGCCTTTGTCGCCATCGGTCAGGATCGGATTGGTCCAACCGAATTCACGAATGCTGGCAGCTATCTGGGCGATTTGTTCTTCGCTGTGGGTGCGGGCGTTTCGCGCATACGGGATGAGCGAATCCACCGGGACCATTTGGATCTCGGGTTTCATAGGAAATTGGGGGGAAGTTTGGAGAGGAGTTCCCGAGTCGTTTCGGGAATCAAAAGCGCGTGGTCTTGCTGACCGTATCCAGAATGTAGATGAATTCCGGACCAAATGCGACACCCTTCGGAAGGGGCTGCATTGCTATGAACCGACAGGCCCCGACATTCATATTCGAGGCCCGTCTATTTCACTTTTTCTCCTTGTTCAGGTAGAGAGAAATCAAATGCATTGCTGCATCACACCGCCTCTGCGCAGTTCTTGAACAGCAAGCAAAGCGCTTCGCAATTTCAGACCAACGATGCCTCTCTGCCCTCATCCAAAGAAGGTGGCGCTGCTCGACTTCCAACCAGTGCATCCACCTCATTGCTTCAAGCATCTGGTCTACATCTTTTGGAGATGGTGGAATACGAAATTGTTTTCGATCATCTGCGGTTGCAGGTTCTGCATCTGTCCTGATGATTACAGGCCAGCGGCCTACGTATCCAGCAACCCTCACTGGAGGCAGTCGATGGGCTGTGAGTGCAGCCTGACGAAGCTCACTATCCACGTCATCAATGGTCCAGGTTTTTTGAGGAATCCCCATCTCAGATCCTCCCTGTTCCGTACAGCCGATTGCCGATTCGGCGAATCAACTCCCGCTCAATGAAATCAAGACGCTCATCCTGATCTGAAACAACCAAGATATGTTGCTCCTGCCATCCAGTTTTCTTTATCGCATCAAGGTTGACTGGTATTGGTTGAGCCTTGCCCAATGGGCATTGATAGGGGCGGTTCGGGATTTTCATTGTGCGATCTCCTGCGTAGATCCGTTCAATTCACGTGCCAGATATGCCAGTGCAATGGCATCAGCCTCGTTGTCGTCAGTCGGGTGATGCCCCTTGGATCGAATTGCATCGATCATTTCCTCTTTGCTCGCATTGCCACGACCAGTAGCGTGCTTCTTGATCGTTCCAACTGGAATGCCTTGATACGGAATTTGGTGATGCTCACACCAGGCGGTTAGTTGGCCCATGAAGCCACCGTATGCATGCGCAGCATCCACCCCTGCATGTCTACGGACTTCCTCGAAAACAACCAACTCGATCAGGGGGGTGCATTGCTTCATTTCAGTGAGCCAGCGCTTGAACCGCAGGAAGCGCATGCCACCTCCCTCAAAGCGTTGAGGCTTGAATGACTGGGTTCCGCTTGTGATTGAGCCATTAGCTCCAATCAAAGCCCAACCTGTTTGTGTGCCCAGATCGAGCGCAAATACATGATTAATTGACACTTTCATCTCCATTTCTTTTGTTAGTGACCAAAAGTGACCTGATTTCCAATAACTGCTCACGTGTGCGCACGCGCACGTATAGAAAGATTTAGAAGTAAGGGTCACTTCCGGTCACAGACCTTGTCAGTCATCTCGATAGGGCATGTAGCCCATCTCTTTGGGCTTGAGCGACAAACCCATAAGTGCTTTTGTGCCTCCGCTCAGGCGGGTCCGCGAAAAGCCTCTGTTGATAAGCTGTTGAGAAAGCCAGCGACTTGTCCCGTAGTACTCCCCGCGTCTTTCAGCTCGCTCCCGCCATCGGATGTAAATCGCCGAAATCGTTTCGCGTGAAGTTGCAGAGAGAGTGCATTCCTCATCCAGGAATTCGCCGATCGAGTCTTCTTCTTCGAAGTACTCGTCTGTGGCATCCAGAACATCCTTGGGTGGCTCAAGCTTTCCAAGTCGTTGCCAGTCCAGACATCCCTGAAGTGCCCATGCCATGATTCCATCGCGCTCGGCCAGGAGCTTTTGCTGCAAGTTCTTGTCACGCCTTTCGGGAGGGATCGTTACCGTGAAAGGAATTAAATGCAGCCTACGTTTCATCGCCTCATCGATGTTGCGAATTGCTGGTTTGTGATTGCCTGCGCAAAAGAGCTTGAATTGCGGGAAGAACTCGAAGAAGTCCTTACGCATGAATCGAGCCGAAATCTTGTCGCCTCCAGTGAGGCTTTTGATTTTTGACTCGGCCCATCGCCGACCTTGCTCCGTTTCACCTGCAGACACATACCTAGCTCCCCTAAGGCCAGCCATGTCTGTTGGATGACGATCTGTGCGACTCTCCATGAACGTGTCCATGGGTGCGTTGGCAGCGTAGTCCCCCATGATCGTGGCCAGGGTGTTGGTAAAGACTGACTTTCCATTTGCCCCAGTCCCATACAGGAAGAAAATTGCATGCTCTTGGGTTGATCCAGTGAGGGCGTACCCGGCCATCCTTTGGAGGTAAGCCTGCAACTCTTTGTTACCACCAGTCACCTCGTTGAGGAATTGCTTCCAAACCGGACAATCTCCAGATGGGCTGGCCGTCGTGATCTTGGTCATTCGATCTAAGCGGTCATGAGGGCGTTTGTGTCCAGACTTCAGATTCACGATACCTTCAGGGGTGTTGAGTAGCCAAATATCTGCATCCCACTCTTCTGCAGTCGATGCGTGTCGGCGATCCGAGCGAGCGAGTCGCTCCAGTCCCGCAACAGTTCCGCTACTGGCCAACCGGGCCGACAGTCGATGTGAGTCGGCCTTCAGAGCAGCCTCTCGGCAAATTTGTCGCATCAGATGGTTTGCAGCCAGTGTTTCCTCAACTTGCCAGCGTTTGCCAGTCCAGAAGACCCACTTGCCCCAGGTTGCGACGTAGCGCCAATCCTGACCGTAGCGGGTCGAGAAAGTCAGGGCTAAAGCATCTTCAGTGGCCCAAACCGACTGGTCGGTGATTTCCTCAACGACTGGTTCGACGTCAGCGACCGCAGCTTGGAGCTGCAACCGCTCTCCATGCGAAAGAAACTCATGAATGTCAAAACCGTCAGCGAGCGCGTCTGCAGCATCCCATCCATCAGGCTCACCCTGAGGATGCTCAGGAGTGGGTTGCGTCGGTGGGATAAGCACGGCACAAGTTGCTGCACCCACAGCCATCACAGCCTCGGAGGCATGCATTGCATATTCCCAGCCTGGTTTGTCCCGATCCGGCCAGATCAATACGTGCTTTCCGGTCAAAGGAGTCCAGTCCGTTTTGTTCACAGGCGCGTTTGCACCATGCATGGCCGTAGTGGCGCACACGCCCAAGTCGATCAGTGTTTGAGCGCACTTTTCTCCTTCAACCAGGACAACGGTGTTTGCACTTGCAATCCCTGGCTGATTGAATAACGGGCGAGGATCGGGAGGCGCTAGCTTTCTGCGCTTTGCGTCCCAAGGCCTGAATTCCTTCCGACCAGGCTCAGGGTCATATCGGTAGACGCAAGCGATGAGTGTGCCGTCTGCAGAAAAGTAATCCCACTTTGCCGTTGCAGGTCCAAGGTCATCAATCAATACGTTGGACTTCTTTCGGGCAGGTCGTTGAATCAATGGTCGACCAAGGAGCTCTCGAGACGCATTGAGTACTTCAGCAAAGTCAACTTGTGAAGATAGGCCTGTGTGCGCCGCAATCAGATCAAAGACATCACCGCCGTGGCCAGTTGCTCTATCGATCCAAAGACCTGCACGATCGCCATCAAGTTCAACCTCCAGACTTCGACCAGGACTCCCCAAGATATCCCCAACCACGAACTTCCCATGGACTACTTTTCCAGCAGGCATGATCGAGAACAGAACAGACTCGATGCGTGTAACTAGCTCATGGCGAATGGTGTCCCGATCTGAGTCATGAGAGATTGAGGATGCGCCAGCTTCATCGTCATTGAAATCTAGCATGTGTACCTCCCAACCCTCTGAAGTCGACGGGCAAAAAACCTCCTTTGATGGCAATTTCACGCACGAAATCCGCAGAAATACCGACGCGTTCAGACCAGAGGCTTAGTCGGTCATCTTTGAAAAACTTGCATGCTTCTCGCCGCAAATGTTCAGACGGCGCGTTCAGATCAATGAAGCCTTGCTTAATCACGGCAACGATCAATCGCGTCTCGGGCGAAACAAATTCAACGTGCCGCATCAGCAGTCTTTCGACCAGTGAGGCAGAGATCAGTGGCTTGGCGCGTGCGAGAGTGCAAGCCTTCTTGGGAGTGAATGCTTTATTTGCACTGCCTGTCATTGAGCCACTCCCATCGAAATTTCCTGTGGACCGTTCCAGCAGCGGTTGCTCCACGAGCAAGACCTGCACTCATAAAAGGTTTGTTGGCTTGCGATGCGTGGAAGTAGTTCGCCCGCAGTGGTTGCCTGAAGCACTTTTACAGCGCGGTCTGACATACGCTGAGCCAAGGCAGCATTGAAGGGAACAAGCTCACACCAAACCTCTTGGGTGTCTTTGTTAACGGCAGTGAACAAGGCCGGATTGGAGGAAATTCCGGGCACGCTTGGCTCCATGTAGGCTTGATAGATGGCCATTTGCGCTGCATAAATTGGTTTAGATGCCTCGACACCTTTTTTGGCGGTTTCCTTCCAGTTCTTGTCGTTCATCGTCTTGCACTCCCAAAGCATGGGGAATGTCAGATCAAGCTCTGTGGGGGCTCCGGCAAGAATCCCGTCGACGTGACCTTTGATCTTTCCGCCAGCGACAGAAAAACCAAATTGATGCCCGTCTTGTTTTCGGGTGTACAGATCAAATCCAGCTGCTCTCAGCCAATTGATGACAAGGTCCTCAAGGGCGTGCCCAACATCAAAGACGCGCAAGATCCGGCCAGGAAAATCTCCATCCTCATCCTTCGGCGTGTTGGTGAACTCGAATTGAAGTGCTCTCTCGCAGGAAACCCCAAGACGAGATGCGCCGAGATAGGAGCGCTTGGGCTGTTTGCCTCGCTCACGCTGAATAGACGCATCAAGTAGTGCGCTAACACGTTCATGAAATTTTGGTTGGTGGTTTAGGTCAATCATTTGTTCTTGTTCCTGTGACTTGTAGGTGTCATTGACGAGATTGGCGCTCGGCAAGACGCTCGAAATAAATGCGTTCGCGTTCAGCTTGTTCCTCGTGTTTGGCGAGCATCGAGGCTTGATAGGCATCGATGACAACCTCAATCAGGCGAAGAACTTCAGCTTTGCTGTACTGAGAGAAAGGTCGCTCCATCCCAATGGAACTGACGAATTCCCCCAATGGGAGGAGCGCTGAGTGCATGGACTCGGTTTCCATTTCAGATGGATCAATCACACCGGCCTCCGTGCAGTCGGTGAGTTTTTTCATGGCTTTTGAAAAGGCCTCTTGGCACCGACGACTGCAAAACACCCAACGATGGCTGTACCGCATCGGGTCGGATCGTTTGAGCTTCGGATTGAAGTAGCCGTAACCTTTTGCTTGTCTGGAGCAGATATGACATTTCACGCAGCCTCCAGTTGTGGGTTCATTTGAGAGTCATTGGCTGCATTGACTAGACGACGAATGGCAGACTTGTTGAACATGAAAGTCAGCAAGGCAGAGGCTTGATATCGAGTCAAACCGTAATCAGCTCGGAACTCCACTGGGAGGTACTTGAGTTGCCCGGTTGTTGGCGGTTCGTTGAGCCAGCGTTTGGTCTTGTGGGCGGCGTCATCGCTTTCGTTGTTGTTGAGCCAGTCATTTGCCTGAGCCAGACAAATACTTCGCTCACCAACACCCAGCAAGCGTGAACCGCCTTTTTCAACCCCACCCACCGCGTACCAGCGCCCGCTTAAGAAGAAGACTCCTGCCCAAGCAATAAAGCCTGTCGCAAGCAAGGCGCAGTCATCGCCGAAGAGATCGCACCACGAGAAATTCGATCTCTTGAGAAGATCAATCTCAGTCATCACGAAGTCACTGAGTCCCGATCCGTTGTCTTTTTCGGTACTCGAGAATTCATGCCCGCAGATCGGACACTCGTGACAACCAAGTGGAATCTCTGCATCGCACTCAGGGCAAGTCTTCTGTGGCGCATCTCCCTGGGCGTCATATCCATTCAGATCTACTTCTTGCTCAAGACTTCCGTGTTTGAGAGACGCAGTGCCAAAGTCAAGAACGATGCAGTCGGATTTGACGAGTCCAGGATGCTCATTGGGATCAACAACACGGAGTCCGCGCCCAATCATTTGGATCAGAGTTGACTTGTATGAGCTTGGTCTCAGCAATACGACACAGGCCGTTGGGGTGAAGTCGTACCCTTCAGTCAGGATCGCCACATTCACCAGTACTTCGGTTTGACCATGCTCGAAACGATCAAGTACGTCAGTGCGTTCTGTTGTGCTCATTTCTCCGTAAATCACGTCTGCATTCACCCCGCCTTTCAAAAAGGCAGTGCAAACTGCACGCGCATGTTCAACGGTTGCGGCAAATGCGATGGTTTTTCGGCCTGCGGCCTTCTCTTTCCAATGCTTTACGACAGACTCGTTCACTGGGGACGTGTTCATGATGGAGGCGACTTGCTCCATGTCATAGTCCGAAGCAAGCTTCCTGACTCCGTCTAGCGCAGATTGCGTGCCGACATCGATCACAAAGGTACGGGGAGTGACCAGATGACCTGAACGAATTAGTTCCCCAAGTCTGATCTGATCAGCCACATTTGTGAAAACTTCCCGAAGGCCTTTGCCATCACCCCGGTTCGGAGTGGCCGTAACGCCAAAAATCAATGCGTTCGGGTTTTTATCCCGCACCTGATCAATCACCGCGCGGTATGTCGGTGCCGCACAGTGATGCGCCTCATCAATTACCAGCAAATCAAGTCGTGGGATGTCAGAGACATTTCGAGCCAACGTCTGAACCATGCCAAACGTGACCTGGCCATCCCAAGACTTCTCCCGTGAGTCAAAGACCGAGGTCTTGATTCGCGGATTCACTTTGGAGAACTTGTCACGGTTCTGGCTGGTCAGAACGTCACGATGAGCTATGACGCATGCCTTTGCATCAGGCATAGACAGCAGCTCACCTGCTGTTCCTGAGAGGCAGATTGTTTTTCCCGCCCCCGTGGGGGCGACGCCAAGCGTGTTCCCGTGTGCCTTGAGGGCACTGACACACCGAGAGACAAAGTCTCTCTGACGGGGGCGAAGAATCATGATGCCCCCTTACTTGGCCCAGGCGGGCATCGAAAAGCCATTCGAGCTAGGCTGAACAGCTTGAGTCGGAGAAGATTGAGGGACAGGCGCTTGAGCGGTTGGAGTGCCACCCATCACACTTGCGTACTCTTTGTGATCGGGTTGGATTACCGCCTTGATCACGTTGCGCTCTTCGTAGTTTTGGTCCTTTTCGATCTCCACCTTGGCGGCGAATGTCAGGCCATCCAGATCGCCGAATCCACGAATACGCCGTGCGTTTTGTGCCTGCTGTGAGTTGTCTGCCGGGTGTATGCCGCGAGCGGAATTGAGCATTGCCCGTAGGAAGCTACGACCAATGTTTGCCCATTCCGGCCCCTTTGAGCTGTGCAATCCAATCAGACCAAAAATCACTCGCTTGGCGTACTGACCTTCGACGATTGTGTATTTGACGTTGAGGTAGATGGCACCAGTCTTGTCCGAGCGCGTTGCATATCCACCAACCCAACCGTGGTTGGCATCGTCATAACCACCGGGACGAATGCTGGCGATAACTTTGACGATTGATTTGTGTGGAATCAGTGCGAATTCGCGTTGATCTTCTGCGTCGTTGAAATCCGACCAAGCGGCATTAGGTGAGTAGCTGTTCATTTGGAATTCCCTTTATCGATTTGTTGTTGACGGGGGCTGGTGATCTTTGAGATCAAGCGCCCGAGGTTTGGCTCTTCGATGACGTCAAGTCGCCCAGAGCGGTCTTTTGATGGGTAGCCCCATGGGTTGATGTGCTGGCACACAAATGCGCGGTACGGATTGCCTTCTTCGTTTTTGAGGACAACCATTGAGACAACTTGGTCAACGATTCCGGGCAGCTCAAGGGAAGCCTTGGAGCCTTCAATTTGCGGTGAGAACACCTTGCGATTGAAGTCATCAAGCTTTTCATCCAAGATCCCAACCATCCAGATGTCTTTGTTGCGCACGTGCTGCAGCTGTGTGAGCCATCCAATCAGCTCGCTTCCGTGGAGCCCATACGCAGCGCGTGTGTCTGCTTTGCCTGTTTTCTCCGAGTAGGACTGCGGTTGACCCTTGGCCCACTGGAGGCACAGACGTCCGGCTACCGTGATGCTGTCGACAAAGATCAGCGAGTACTTGTCCAGGACTGCTGGATCACCAAGCGCTGCACATACGCTGTCGTAATGAGCCTGGCTATAGGGCTGGTCATCTCGCAAAGCGGGATTGGGGCCTCCAATAAAACAAGCGAGGTCGCGGCACTCTTGCCAAGTTCTGGGGCGGACGCTTGCGCCACTCCATCCCATGACAGACAGATCACCTGCCTCCAAGTCAATGAATAAGGTTTTCTCTGGATCTGTGGTGTGCAGCAGCGAGGTTTTCCCTACGCCAGATGGACCCAAGATGACGCCTTTGGAGCCGCGTTTTTCTGCCATGCGCTGCTCAGCTGTGATGAACTGCAACTTCATGTCAGACCTCGCCTTCAAAGATGTCGGCGACTTTGTCCGTACCAACGGCACCGCGACGGCGCGCAAGATCATGCAAGCGACGCAAGGAGCTGATCTGCGTATAGATGGCAGTGGACTTTTGATCCAGTTCGCGAATGGCGAATGAAATGTCATCCACTGTCGCGATTTCAATGCTCAGCGCTGGGACTTCTGGCTTATTGCCGTAGCTAGGAACAGAGATGGTTTCAGGCAAATCCTCCATAACGAAGGACTTCTTGCGCAAGGAGGGGAGAAGGTTTTTGAACATGGCTTTACTCCGTGATTTGTTCAAGGGATAGAGATGGCTTGCCACCTTTGACGGTTCGAGCGGGCTCAAAGAGCTGGCGGATTTCCGTGTCCCACTCTTTGAATTTGGTTTCGCTCACGCGATATGCGCAGTCGATGTACTTGGCAGGGTCTTGTCCCGTCGACACGAACGTCGTGTACAGGGTTGACAAAATCTCCTGATCCCAATCGACGCGTTTAGGAAGGTCAAAGCTCACACGGACATCGCCATCGGTGAAATGGACAACCCCTGTGTCTTTGCCTTCTTGCATGCGAAGGCTTTTGGCGCGTTCGCTGTACTTTTGATTCAGCGCCCGATCCAGGTGTTCAAGTGCAGACTTGGCGGTGACATAGTCACGAGACAGTGATGCCTTGAGTACCAACAGCTCTTGGGCTGAAAGATTTGCCAAGGTGGAGATTGGCGTGCCGCTGATTTCGGCGTGTGTAAGAGGTGCAGTCATGCCACACCTCCAACTGCTGCGCGTGCCGAAGTGCTGGCATGCAGGCATCGGGTTTCGTACTTGTCGACGTCTTCGACTCGATACAAAACGCGGCCTTGAAGCTTGAGATAAAGGGGACCAATACCCTCACAGCGCCAGCGCTCCAAGGTCCTCAAGCTGATGTCCCAACGTTCCGCCAATTGGCGTTGATTGAGGTGTTTTACGCTCACTTTTCGCTCCTTTCAGGTAATTGCGAGTTCGTGAGTTGGACTGTCCTCTTGGGCTTATGGGGGCGGCCACCCCCGAAATATGGGGGCGAATATGGGGGCTGAGCTTTTTGGCTGTTTCAGGTGTGTTTAGGTTGTCAAAGTCCAAAAAAAACCGCCAAGAAGGCGGTTTTCTGAAGGTTTTGCAGTGATCAGTCAAGGGCTAAATTGAACGCAATATGTCCTCTGCGAGTGATGCGCAAATAGATCTCCCATTTGTCATTCCCTTTGAACAAATGCTGGATCGTTTTTCCCTTGAGTTCACTCGGTTTATATACGTCAGCAAGAACATCTGAATTTGGTAACTCCCAAATGTCTGAGCAGGCTGCCTTGTACATAAAGTGAATAGCTTTGGCTTGTTTTTCTCCCGAAATTTTCCAAGGCTCCTTTATCGTGGCGATCGAAAGCGTAGATGTGCTCTCGTTGAAATACACCTTGCCTGTTTTGATGGCCAGCGCTCCTACTGGTTGACTCATGAGTCGATCAAGGTAGGTGAAATCAAGTTGTGAGAATCGTGTGAATTCAACGAGTGCTTCTTGCAGACGCACAACTCGAAAATTCTTCGGCCACTGAATGTGCTTGGGCAGGTCTAGTCCAGATGAAACGATCAAGCCACCGGGAGGGACAGAAGAATCATTCAGGTGCGTTAGAACTTGATCAAGTTTCACTCCAAGATCTCGAATGAACCAGATCGGGACTTGAGATGACCCTATGCGAGCACTGCCTAGTTTCCAAAAGCAACCTGAAATGGAGGCTTGCTTGATCCCCGAGCGAGCAGCATTGTGAATTCCGAATAGTTCCGCAACGTAATCAAGATAAAACTCTGGCTTTACGGTGTAGATGGCAATTGCATTGGCTGAAACACGGCGCATTCGAAATGTTTCTGGACATCGGTATTGGAAATTTGACGGGCCTGTGCCATCGACTTCCGTAATCTCGACCGGAACCTTTTCTTCTCCACGGTAAGCGGGCATAGTTCCCGCGTATCCCACCTTGTTCAGCCAGTGTTTGGTCACGGCAGGAGTGATGTGCGTGTACTTTGACAAATCCCAACCAGGCACACCTTGAACTCGAAGCCCTTCAAGATCCGTCAACGACGAGCTGGACCTTTCAAAGACTTCGGTCAATTCAATCAGTGATGGTGTCGTCAGCTTGTTCATTGCCGATTTCTTTCACCAATCCCCAACGGGCAAGAAGGCGGTCACACAGTGCACGGTCTTTATCCCTCTTCGTTTTGATGTTGCACTTGTTCTCGTCGCGCATCACGATGCTGATGTTTCTTGCTCGCTCTCCTGCGGCCTTGTGCGTGCGGACTGAAATTCGAGCGTAATTGAGACGATGGCTTGAGAATGTGAATGTCGGTCCAATCAATTTTTTGGCAACAGTGTGAATGTCATCAACGTCTTTGGCCCAAATTTTCATGACCACCGATCGGTTTTCGCCATTCGAATACCCGAGTTCGATGACTTTTGCCGAGGCAACCGTTGGCTCGGTCGACAGGTCAAATGAGAAGTCTCCGGCCAGACATTGGTAGTCATACGATTTGAGCGGTATGCGCTCACCTGTAATTGGTGACTCCAACAGCACATCCGCGACCAGGCGCGCTAAGCCTTCTCGTCCAACGTTGTCTCGGGATAAAACCTCTAGATGCCCGTTCACAGGCTCATACGTGGCATAGCTGGAAACGGCTCGGATGATTTCTTGATTCTTGAGCGTACTGTTCTCAACCTTTTCGACGACTTCAGGAGGGCGGTTGTAGTGAATGCTGACCTGGTACAGGTCAACATCTTCGCCTTGCTCTGCATCGGGCCTCATTCGTTTGAAGATTTGAACGGCGACATCATCCACATTGCAAGTCAATTTCTCTGCCATTTGCGAACGAAACTTCGCCACGGATACTTCGTCGACATGGAAATTTAGCTGTGGTGGAGCCGTGAAGCCTGAGTAGCAGGTTGAGCTCTGACGAAAGATGTCGGCCTGCCTAGCATCAAGCGCTTCTGTGAAAAGTTTTCGATTGTTGGAGTAAAGCCAGTAGGCCCGTTCGTGCTGAGTCTTCAGCGCGGCAAAAGCAGTTCTGTTGTTGAGTCCTGGGATCAGTTCGCGGAATCCTTCGATGACATCTTGACCAGGGCCATCCGAGAGAAGCATGATTTTTTCTGCCTCATCCTCCATGCCTTTGCGCTTACCGATCGGCAGCGCCAGCAGTTGCTCTGACATGGCTGCGCGCTGCTCGGTCTTGTTTTGTTTCTCATCAAGCGCGATCAAAGGCGTTCGAAATGACTCCACCACAAGTTCGTGGAACGTCTTTGGAGGGAGGTGGCCCAAGAGCCGGGTAAGGTTTTCAGCGTCGATCATTTTTGTCTCCAGAAAGCAGAAGCCGCCGTGAGACTTGGATGTCAGACGAGAAGCATTCGCTAAGGTAGGTAGTGTTTCTTTGTGAAGGTGTTGTTCTTCTTCTTTGCAAATGAGATGGCCCTCATTGGTATCTTCGGACTAGTCCGACCATGACACCGTAAATTTCGAGCTTCCCCTCGGGGCGAATAGGTGCATAGCTCTTATTCGCTGGAAGTAGGTGGTAGCCGCCTTTGTCTCGGGCCAAGGTCTTGAGTGTGTATTCGTCATCAACAATCGCCACGACAATTTCACCAATGCTCACCTGTGTGGTCTTTTTCACCACAGCAAGGTCGCCCTCATGAATTCCTGCTTCAACCATTGAATCGCCCTTGACGCGGATCAGAACTGTGTTTTCTGGATCGCGAATCAAGAACCTGTCGATCGTGATGTGCTCATGAACATCTGCCTCGGCAGCAATCGGCGACCCAGCCGGAACAGGTTGGGTTGCAAACGCACGCTCGAAGAATCGTTCACTTGGAGCCCAGTCACCATCTGGGGTTCGTTCAAGCATGCCGACGTCTTCAAGACGTTCAAGAACCTTCTTGACGGCGGCCTTTGACGCGAACCCAAGCAGCGGCAACATGCGTGCATACGAGGGCAGAACTCGATGCTCTGCGTAGTAGCGCTGCAAGGTCGCAAGGTAGTGGGGATCGTTGTTTAACTTTTTCACGGAAATGATTGTAGTGAACGATCGTTCACCGCGCAAGCCCACCCATCACCCGATCAAAATGAAACGATATTGATTCCTTAGGTATTAATAAATTGGCGGCATCGCCATGGACCGCCATAGGGGGTCAGAGTCCCCAAAGCAGCCCAAACACAAGCAGTTCTGAGCCAATTCCACGCTTAGAAATTGAAGCCTTCGCCTTTGCAATAGAGCCAGTTTTTAACTGGAGTGGTTAGATGGCAAATGGAAAACAAAGCCGATGTGCAAATGGCGAAATCACGGCAAAGGCAAAGCCGGGACACTTGGTAATTGAGGCGTTACTCGCGCAGGCTGTCCTAAGAGGCATGAAATCAGGTGATGGTGTCGCTGAAACCTCACAGATCCCCGGAACAGTCGATCTTCAACTAGGAGTATTGGCCGAACAGAGCGTTCATACAGACCCGTCTCAGATAGAAGGAGTTTGCGTATGAATCGGTCGGTTATGAGTGACGAAAAAAATATTCGAGCAGAGATAAAAAATCTCGCCCTGCTCACTATGAAGGAACTATGGGTAGTGTGGGATACCCACTTTGATTTCCGACCCGGGAATCATCACCGGTCGTATCTTGAGGGGCGACTGGCCTATCGCATCCAAGAGGTTGCGTATGGAGCGCTGTCGGCATCCATCAAAAAGCGATTAGAGAAGATTGGTGAAACGGGAGACATCCCCAACCACAAACGCAGGTCTGAGCATGACCTACTTCCTGGCACAACATTGCTTCGAGTCCATGAAGGTCATGAACACAGAGTTGAGGTACTAAAGGATGGTTGCTACCTCTACTTGAACAAGCCATTCAAAAGTCTGTCGTCGATTGCTCGTGCAATCACAGGGACCAATTGGTCTGGCCCAGCTTTTTTGGGTTGAAGAAACAGAAAGCAGCAAAAGGGAGGGCACACGCATGAGCAATACAAGTCAACCCATAGTGAAAAAAATGCGCTGTGCCATCTACACAAGGAAGTCAACAGAGGAAGGACTTGATCAGGAATACAACAGCCTTGAGGCTCAGCGTGACGCAGCGATTGCATTTATCAAGAGCCAGAAGCATGAGGGATGGATTGGTCTTGATGATGAGTACAACGATGGAGGGTTCTCAGGTGGCAACACAAATCGTCCTGCACTCAAGAGGCTTCTAGAGGATGTTGAGCAAGGAAAAATCGATGTCGTGGTCGTCTACAAAATTGACCGCTTGTCGAGGTCCTTGGCTGATTTCGCACAGATAGTTGCCTTGTTTGAAAAGTCTGGAGTGACATTTGTAAGCGTCACCCAACAATTCAACACCACCACATCAATGGGGCGATTGACGCTCAACATCCTGCTCTCGTTTGCGCAATTTGAACGTGAAGTCACAGGCGAACGTATCCGGGACAAGATTGCAGCCAGCAAGGCCAAGGGGATGTGGATGGGAGGTGTTCCACCTCTTGGCTATGACGTGGTCGAACGAAAACTCATTGTGAATACGAATGAGGCGGAGGTTGTGCGTGAGATATTCAGACAGTACGCGCAACACGGATCTGCAGCGACGATCGTTCGGCAGTTACAAATTGAAGGTCGAACCACCAAGGACTGGGTAACAAAGAGCGGTAATTACCGAGAAGGCCGAGTCATTGATCAGCAATACCTTTTCACCTTGCTTCGCAATCGCGTGTACATCGGTGAAATCGTTCACAAGGGGGTTGGATTCCCCGGTCAACACCAACCCATCATTGCTGCAGAACTTTGGGACGAGGTGGCAGCAATCGTCGCAAAAAGAAAACGAGGCAGCTACGAAAGGTATACCGAAAACCAAGCCTTACTAGCTGGGATCCTGTACGCGCCTGACGGTCAGAGAATGCTGCCTACACATAGTCGGAAGCGGTCGGGTCGTATGTACCGTTATTACGTCCCATACCTTGAAAAGCGGCAACGCGCTGGTGTGACGCAAGTTGCCGGAGTAGAGCCGATAGGTCATATGCCAGCAGCCGATATCGAGAACCGAGTTCTTGAAATGATCTTTGAAGTGCTAAGCGATCCACGAATAGTCATTGGGGCATTCAATGCAGTTCGAGGGATGAACGTTGGGTTGGTTTTGGATGAGGCTTCGTTTATTCTGGCCATGCGAGACTTGCATGTGGTTTGGGAAAGGCTTTTCCCGGCTGAACGAAATCTAATCGTACGCAAGCTGTTGCATCGAGTGCAGGTCGTGGGTCATGGGCTAGAGGTGACCTGGAATGAAGATGTCATCTCTGCATTTAAGAAGCAATACGAAGACCATCCATTTGTGCAAGAAGATCTTGAGCATAAATGTGAGAAAAACATGGTCAGCTCGGTGATGGAGGCGGCATGAAGCACAAAAACTACACCAGCCGAACAGAAATCAAAGGGGCCGGTCAAAGGCGTGAATACATTAACGCCGGAAGAGTGGTCACCTTCATTCCGTTGACGATAAAGAGACGGCACACAAGCAAGGTTCTGGTACCGCCAGTGGGGGTAAAACGAGAGGGGTCAAAGACCTCAATCGACTACTCAATGCTGAAAACGCTTGGGAAGGCTTTCTATTGGCAAAGGCTCATTGATGAGGGCGAATACGAAAGCGGAAATGCGCTAGCGAAGAAGCTGAAGCTGGAGCCAGGATGGGTGGCCGAAGTGCTACGCATGACACGACTGGCACCCGAGATCGTTCAGTCGATTCTTGATGGATCGCAGCCAGTCACATTGAATCTGCACCAGATCAGAGGCCGTGAATCCGAAATTCCTGTGATCTGGAGCGATCAAAAGGTGCAATTGGGGTATGAGTAA